TAAAATGCAAAAACATAAAAAAAAGGATTCAACGACATCGTAAATTGGAAAAAATGGATAATGATGAAAAACAAGATTATTATAAAAGCAGAAATCAAAAAAGAAAAGAATATTATAAAAATAATCCAGAAAAATATGAAGAGCAAAAACAGAAAAACAGAGAACGAAGTAGAAAACGATATAAAGAACTAAAAAATGATCCAATTTTTAAAGAATTAAAGAAAAAATGGCGTAAAAAAAATTACGAAAAACATAAACATAATTATATAAGAAAAGCAGTTATAAAAATCAGAGAAAGAGAACGAATAGATATGAAATTTGCTTTAAATAGAAAAATATCAAAAAGAATATCAAGATGTTTGAATGGAAGCAAAAAAAATAGAAGTTGGCAAAAATTAGTAGGTTATACTATTGAAGATTTAATAAAACATATAGAAAAGCAATTCAAAGATGGTATGAGTTGGGAAAACCATGGAATTTGGCATATTGATCACAAAATACCTATTGAAAAATTCAATTTTACAAAACCAGAACATCCAGATTTCAAAAGATGCTGGGCATTAAAAAATTTACAGCCATTATGGGCTATTGATAATTTAAAAAAGAGCAATAAAATTGAAAAACCATTTGATCCTATGCTGAAATTAGAATAAAAAAAACAGTATATTTCAGTATATTTCGGTATATTTAACAAAGTTGTTGACAAAAGCCTATGATGTATATATATTTGTTGTGTGCATCTGAGGACTTTCAGCTTTGAGCGAAAAGGAACAAAAATATTTCCACTGCCAGCCGTGCCGATATGTCTGGCAATCTTCTGATTATCTTACCAATGGCGACAATTTTGTCGCTATATGCCCTATTTGTGAAAAATCCAAAAATGTAAAAGAAGTATCCTGGCGAGTGGCTAATTTAGCATTGGGCTGGGATAAGGCGACCGGACCGGTGACTGAGGAGGGCAAGGCCCGCACAGCTCTTAATGGCTGGAAAAACGGGCGAACGGCTTCTAAATTTCATATTATGGCACCGGCGAAGCCTGGCAAATATAGCATTTGTGCTGAATGCCAATATCTTGATGAATGCAAGGCGAATTTTAAATATTGCCCGGTTGATTTGGAAACTCTTGCCCGATTTATACAGGCGTACAAAGAGGGCGCTGTGAATGATTTACGGGAACTGGCAGGACTGGCACAGGCTAATCTGCACAAGATTTTTAACGAAATGGTACACCATATTCTCACCAAAGGCGTTGCTATCGAAAAGAAAATACCTATTTTTGACAAAGAAGGTGATATTCTGGTCGGTGACGATGGCAAGCCAATGTTTAATATACAGTTTGAAAAAAATAATTTAGTTAAAGATTTACCGGCTTATGTGCAAAGCATGGGATTTTCAGCTATTGACCAGGATATGACGCCGAGGACGCGGCAAGAGAGCGAAACGCTGAAGGGTTATATCGATGATAAACAAACTGATCAGCAGAGTATGTTCGAATTAAAGAAAAAGACTCATGATGAATTGAAACGGATGCGGGAGGCTATGCAGAATTTGTCTCTCGGTAAAAAATTAAAAGAACATGAACAAGCAGCAGATTCGCCTGGCGACCCAGGCGGAGATGGAGATCCGGAAATATAGCGATGATCTTGTATCGTGGTTTAAACATATATGCAATATTGAATTGAGAGCGCCACAGATTCTATGGATGGATGAAGTTCTTTCACATAATTTTTATTTGCTTATTGCTCCGCCGAGATTTGGCAAGACTTTTTTGATTGAGTTGATTTGTCTTTTTGAAGCGGCTACTGCACCGTTCGAAGAGGGGCGCACATGGGCGCCAAAGGAATCGCAGGCGATGGATTCGCTACGGTATCAGCTCAATGCGATTAAGAATTCTGAGATTCTTTGGAATTATTTGAATTGGGAATCGGGGAAACGGATGTTCAGTTCGACCCGATATGAGTTTGTAAATCGGTCTAACTGGCATATACATGGCATTCAGGGAGAGTTCGAAGGGGTTAACTGTACGATCATTCGTGGCGAAGAATTTGACGATCTCAATATCGAGCGGTTTGAAAACAGGGTAATTCCTAGGGGCGGAGCAAAAAACAGAAATGGTAAACCGACCAGGATAAGATTGACCGGTACTATTCAGGAAGCCAAAGGAAATATTTATACTTATGACATGAATGATACCTGTACCGTTGGCACTAAATTCCCAGTTGAATTGGGGATTGCGTTAGGGTTTTATGACGAAAAGATTATTGATTTAGCTCGTGAGAATCTGACTGAGGAAGAGTACCGGAGGATTTACCAGCTTGAATATACGAGCGGACGCAATTTTATCTGGGAAGAGAAATTAGAAAATTGCCAATGGTTGGCAAAAGAGAAGCAATGGGAGGGAATCGAGTTCTCGCCGGGGGAGCGATACAGACCGACCGGTCGGGTTTATTGCGGTTTCGATTGTGGTCACTCCGGGTCATCGAGCACTGCATCGTTGTATTCGCTTCAGATCTTTGAGGTGATCGGAGACATGGCGCTCTGGCTGTATGGCTGCAACTGGGATCCTACAACTGACCCGGTGACCTTAATCGCTGATATGGTGGATTTATGGTTCTATTTTGGGATTGAAGGCGGTTATGGCGATGCGTTAAAGGCCGATTTAATTGCGCAAATGAACGATGCTTTATATAATACCAGGTTGATTCGCACTGACCGGGTTAAATATCCTGAGAATGCGCCATCCAACTGGAATAAATGGGATTTTGCTCCGCAATGGAATACCGGACGGGCTAAGTGGATATGGGCGGGGATTTTAAAAAACAGGATCGAACGGAGAAAATTATTAATACCACGTTTCGATGCCAAAGATGACAGGGTAATTGCAAAGAATTGCCGCTTAATGTGTTCGAGGTTGTTGAATGTACGTGAAGAGCCGACAGAGAATCACCAATATTCAAAAATCGAATATATTAATCCCAAATTGGGTGATGACGATTTCGACTCGACCTGTATGGCAATGGGTTGCATTAATGACCGATTCGGGGCTAATGTGGCACTGGGATTGTTAGGAACATCGGGAAAAATATCGAAAATGGGAGGACTGAGGGAAAAGGCGATTGCAGGTGAAATAAGAACGGATAACAGATCAGGTTTTGACTGGAATTAACGGGGGCTGAGAATTGCCGGAAAGTGAAATAAAATTATTAGCATATCAGGTCGAACAACTTGTAAAAAAACATGATATCGTTTGCAGTGATTTAAAAGAATTATTTGAAAAAGTAGATAAGCGTGTTGTTCAGGTTGAAACCAGAGTTGCCTGGATTTATGGTTTATTAGCGGGTCTGGGAGTTGTTTCGATCACAACATTAATTAAAATATTTTTAGGAGGTTAGCCGTGGATTGGAAAAATTTATTAAAGGTTTTTCTGGGGGCTTTATTGCCGATGCTTTATACTGTGCTTATTGCGAAGCATCCGGATTTTCCGATTTTTTTAGACGAATTTGTTTCGCTGGGAGTCTGGATTATCGGGCTGGTGGTCGGAGGCTGGGGACTGGCTGAAATGCGGATTAAATCGAAATTGAAAAAAGCGGGTTATGATTATGAAAAGCTGGTTAAATAGCAAAACAATATGGCTGATGGTTTCCGAGGCGGCAGGGGTATGGACTCTTTACGCCAAAGAGGAACTCTCACTATTGGCGGCTGTTATTCTTTCTATTCAGGCAATTGCCGGGATTGCGAACCGTTTTTATACTAATATACCGATAAGCAAAAAAGCGCATGGCGAATAACGATAAACGTAAATATTATCAAAACAGAAACCGGCAGATTTTTCAGGCGAAAAAAAAGAAAAATCTATGGCGTGAGTTTGGCAGAGCCGGCGATGATATTTTAAATAAATATGGTCTATCGGGCGAGAATCCGGATTCGCTGATTGCCAGCAAGGGGATGGACCATCTCGATGATATTGAACGGGATACGCATTTATCATCATGCCTGGCGACCCGGCGGGCGAAATTAATTCGCAAGGGTTATCGCATTATTCCATATTCCGAGAAGCCGAGGCATACAGAATTAGCTGATTTTGTAAGCTGGAATCTGGACAATATGGCGGGTTCGTTTCTGAAAGATCTGGAAGCGATGTTGACGGCGGTGGGTAGAGGTTTTTCGCTTACTGAAATTAATTATCAATATGTCGGATGGCGGAATCGCCAATTGATCGGGCTGGAGAGTTTGCGTTTTAAAGATCCGAAATTATTCTCGTTCAAGTTCGATGATTTTGGGCATTATAAGATCAATCAGATCGATCCGGATCCGGGCGGGACTGAACTGCCAACCGAGAAATTTATTCATATCATCATGGGGCCGGATGACGAATCGCCATACGGCAAAGCTGCCAGCGCTGAGTGCGCTTTCTGGGTATGGGTGAAAAAGAATGTGGCGAAGTTCTGGGCGATATTTGCTGAGAAATTTGGCATGCCACTGGCGCAGGTGACTATTCCACGCAATATCGAGCCCGGCAGCGATGAATATGACAAGATCGAGGATATTCTTGAAGGCATTCAGGAAGAAACCGGCATACGGGTCCCGGAAGGGTTTGAGGTTAAGTTTCTGGAAGCGATGCGGAATGGCGAAGCTGGTTATGAACGGTTCATTGAAATTTGCAACAAAGAGATCAGCAAGCGGATTTTTGGCGCCACTCTGATCGCTGAAGAGGGCAAACGGGGGCAAGGTTCTTATGCACTGGGGCAAGAGCATTCGGAGATTTTTGAGGAGTATGTGACGTTTGATGCGGCGGTATTGGAGGCGGCGATCAACGAGCAGCTTATTAAGCGATTGATCGATTATAACTGGGATACGACCGAATATCCACGTTTTGAATTTATCGAGTTTTCGCCGGGGATTTTTATTACGTTCAGTCAATCAATACAGAATCTGGTAAATACCGGATTAAAGATCGGGGAGGATTGGGTATATGACAAATTACGCATACCTAAACCGAGAGAAGGCGAAAAAACACTGGAGGTGGCTAAACCACAAGTACAACCAAATCAGGGTATTGATAACAAGATTAAGATGTCGGATGTTATCGAGGAGATGCGAGCGACTTTTGCTGAAGATACGCAGGCTAATGAGATATTCAAAAATGTTGATAGAATCTCGGAACGATACCGGGATCTGATGGCGGGAGAGTTTGATAAATTGGCAGATATGATCAAAAAAAAAAGTTTGCCAATCGGGGCGAGTTTGTAAAGTTCATTGAAAAGAATCTGCCATCGCAAAGCCGGGGGATATGGGAGATGTTGGTTT